AAATTTTATAATAAACCATATAAATAATAAGTATTAAAAAACCCCAAGCCTTTAATACCAGCTTGGGGTCTTTGAATCTTGGTCCCGAGGGTCGGGATCACAATAATGCAAATGATTCAGATAGTTAGATGTATAAGTGTGGAAATAGTGTGCAAATCTCCGATAAATAAGCGAAATATCAGGAACATAGAAACAAGGGTTTAAGGGTTGTTTATCTAGTTTCTTTTTAAACTTTAGGTCATGAAAAAAAGAGGTTACAAAAGTTACAGATTTCTATTTATATAGTTAAATATATGTTTATTAATAATAATTACTAATATTTATAAAGTTACATACAAGTTACTACAAGGTTACATGTAACCAGTTTTAGAGGTTACAACATGTAACCCCTTATATATATGATTTATATAGATATTTAATGTTTATTAAAATTTCCGTAACCTCATGTAACCTCTATAAAGTTACAAGATAAAGTCTTATAAAACATATATTTAATACTTGTAACTTCTATTATTTTTAAGTTGTAACCTCTAAAAACCTATAGTTTTCAGGTTTAAAATATTTCTTATTTTTCATTATTTTTATTTAGTGCATCGGATTGCATCAAAGCGCATCTAGTATGAAATTAAAAAAGTGCTCTAAACCTTATGAAACATAACGTTTGAACATAATTTCTCTGTGCATCAAAAATGAGACATTTAGTAACTGCGCAGGCGGGAGAGGAGACTGCGTTTGCCCCTCCTGCTCCAGTCTTAGCTTGCTTAGGTCCTAAGGAGATTTCCCCCTTTCACTTCCATGTCGATCACAGGTTAAATTCAAGCGAAAAAAAAGCCACGCAATGAATACGTGGCCTGAGAAAACTAAAATAAATATATAATTTTTATACTTTTCTTGATATAATTCAGGTATCTATGACTTTGATTCAGATGAAATTAAGTCATATTCTTTAAAACGAATCACCTCTATCCCGAGCTGATCATTTATTTGTTTTAATAGATTCTGATAATAAACAATTTCATTGTAGTAAAAGACTCGGGCAGCCTTCTCAATATCTCCGAATCCACCTGAGTTTTGCGGTACCACGCCCATGAGTTGTGGCGGTATTCGATGCCCGGCTAGTTGGTCATCGCGGCTGGCAATCTTAATATTATAAAATTCATCTTTTGCAGCGACTTCAGCCAATGGAATTACATTGAGACCTTTCTCTTTTCCACCAGGTGTATAAACCAATAAGTTTTTAAAATTGCCGGCACCTTTGGAGTTTGCCAGTGAATCTTCAAGGTCATCAATATCCTTTTGTGATTTTAGGGCATCGGTAATATGCAGAATAAAACCTGCATGTGCACCATTCTTGTAATAACGTCGACGGAACAAGGTTGCTGCTTCATTTAAGAGAATTGCATTAATACTGCTCAAGTAATTCGGTACTCCATAGATTTCCTGAGTAATATCTACATCCGAAATATGGATAATTTCATGCGGTTCAAACTGATGCTGTTTTGCCTGAAATCCATCTAATTGATAAAACGATTTTAGATCAAGCCCTTTGCGCATATTGATCGCTGGCCGTGAAGTAATTTTAAGTACTCCACGAAAACGGTTGTATTGAATATGAGCATAAGAGTTTGCAAAAGTGATGAGATTCAAAGCCAATGAATTGAAGTCATGGCGGCTTAACAACGGATGAGGAATAAAATCATTAGAAAGAATATTTCTTTTGATGACGATAGCACTGGTATGGTGACTTGTTCCTCGGTACAGCTTTGACGTAGCAACAATGTCATAGGGTAGTTCATACCACTCCTGCCATTCAGGACAATAACCATATTCAAATAGCGTATGGCCATCAAGTACTGGCTCTGGATCTCCAAAACTTCGAGTTAGCATTTTCGGTGCCGGTGATTGATCGGCAATGGCACTTGATGGATTGTTTACTGGAGAGTGGTCCACAGACATTTGCTCCAGACTTGGAAATAGGCTTGAAACAACTTTGTCCAATATTTTCATGAATTAAATACTCTGATACGGCTTTGACGTGCGCCTTGATGTTCTGGATCTGGAATATGAATAATCGGGGCTTTCTCCAAACCATTCATTACTGCCCAGGCTATGTCACCGTGACCAGTTTCAGCGTTTCGACTGGTGACAAGTGTTTTATTCCCCCCGCCACCAGTTAATGCTTTTTTGATCGACAAAAATGACTTAGCCACAATTTGCAAACCAGCATCAAAATGCAGTCTGCGTTTTTGGAATAATTCTTTTACCCGGAGGCCCATACGAATTTTTAATTCTGGTGTGTAGTTCAATCGTGTGAGTTGCGGGAAAAATATCTCTACATGTTCAGCCACGGCCAAGCCGTTCCCGGTATTATCAATCCCGATAAAAGTGACGTTGTAACGACCACAAACCTTTTTGATATACAAGGCCTGTTCGCTGGCCTTCATACCTTGAAATTGTTTAATTTCTAATATGCGATATGGCTCAAGTGGCGTAGTAGGCGGGGCAATCACTGCAAGGGCTGCATTATCTCCTGTGAATGATGGATCGTAGCCGAGCCAAACTTCCCCGGCATAACGAGGGTTTTGATTCGGAAAAAAGTCCTTCCACACTTCCCAACTGTCGACCATGTTAGGGACGATATCTTTAAGCGGGAAATAAGATCCCGAATCATCAATAAACTCACAATCGAATAGATTGGCAAATTCCTCGTCGCCATATTCAGCCAGCAGATCCTCACGATCAAACAGGTCACACCCTTTTTCCTCCGCATCACTGAGCGTAACTATCTGGCGGGTTTTTCGATCAGCACATTTAACTGGAGCTTTCAAAGCTGACTTACTGACATCGATCTCAATAGGTAACTTTCGTTTGCTGTCTTTACCTGTCCAGAATGAATATGCCTCATGCAAAATACTTGAGGGAGTGGACATGTAAATTTGCTTATACATCTTTTGGGATGCCATCGCTGAAGCAACTTTTTTAAACTGCAAAAATTTACGAATCCAAAAGAATTCATCCATGATGACATCACCATGGCGGCCTTGGGCAGTAAGGGCATTGGTCCCTAGGTAATAAACTGTAGCTTGGCCATTCGGGCCATTAATCACAATCGGATCACCAGTCAGATCCAATCCGATCACATCGAGAACAAAAGCCTTGATATATTCAACGAACTGATATGCCTGCGCCTTTGATGCAGACATAAAGATTTTATTTTTGCCCGTTTTGAGTAAATCGATTAGAGCCCAAAGCGCAAAAATATATGTGGCACCAATCTGACGGGACTTTAATAAAATAAAAATACGAGACCATGAAACGGCATCCATCCATTCCTGTTGATAAACGTATAAAAATTCCTTGAATGCTTCTTCAAGTTTTTCCAGATCCTCGAGCGTAATTTCATTTTTAAGTTTTCGCTTTTTAGGTCCTGCATTTCTGTTCTCAAGATTAGGATTGAGATCCGTTTGTTTACCCGACTCTAAATATTTATTGATCCTCGCCCATCGTTCAAACTCTTTAGAGATCCGTTCCATTTCTTTGTAATTGGCATTACTTTTATTTTCCATAAAAGTTAAGGACATATAACGGATTTTTAATGCAATTGTGATGTCATCAAATACATCCGATTTTGCCCATTGGTCGCGCTGCTTCCAGCTTTCGACAGTCGAACGATTCTCCCCAGTATGGTTGGCGATTTCTGAGACAGACATACCCATCGAGAAAAGTATTCTTCCCTGCTGTCTTGGGTTCATGAGTTCTAGGAACGTCGGTGCATTTGTATTCATGTGCCTAATGTTGCGTTAAGCACTGAAATTCTTTGAGTGATGTATTCCTGATTAAGCGTTAATCAGGATAGGTCAGATTGCACGCATACCTACCATCAAAGCAGACTGCAAGCATCTTAAAAATGAATTGCGGAATATTAAATGGAGCTACCAGGAGAAGGACGAGTAATTAAACGTTTTCGTGTTGCTCGTGAAGGGCAAACTGTCGATGGACGTGAATTATTACGTCAAGAAATCCAAGAAATGGCAGATACATACAACCCGGAGCATTATGCGGGTCGTATCAATATCGAACATTTTGGCGGCTGGTCCCCTGAGCCTCCGTTTAATGCTTATGGCGATATTTTAAAAGCTGAAGCGGAGGAAATTGATGGAAAACTTCATCTATACGTGACCATTTCAGCTTTACCAAATTTTGTGGAAATGAACAAAAAAGGGCAAAAAATTTACCCTTCAATTGAGTTCTACCGCAATTTTGCCGGGACTGGTAAAGCCTACCTTGTCGGGTTGGGAATGACCGATACCCCTGCTTCGTTGGGTACCCAAGCCATCAAGTTTTCTGCAAACCCTCATTCGCTCAGAACCCAACCTGATTCGGAGATTTATATCACCATGTCTGAAAAAACAAATGAAGGGAAAAGCTTTATTGATCAGCTCAAAGAAGCTTTAACCCCGACGCCAAAGCCTCAAGATTCATCCGCTGTTAGTGAAGAATTGGCAGGTGCTTTAACTCAAGGCGTCGTCCAGTGCTTGAACGGCATTAAAACATTAGCTCAAGAAGTGAGTGGACTTAAACAATCATTAAGCAATCCGCCTGCAGTAGCTCCTGAAGTACAAACTCCAGCAGTTCCTAGTGTTCAAACTCCAGCAGCTGCTGCCCCTGAACAACAGTCAAATCAGCAAACAAATCCAGTTCCAGCTGTAAGTCCTGAACTGACACCAATTTTGCAGCAACTTTCACAAGGCCTGAACGATTTAAAAAATCAGTTCAACACACTCAGCACAACCCCGATGAACCCTCCTCCAGCACAAACTGGTGGCGCAGCAAATACTGTCGATTACTAATAGGAATTAAATAAATATGTCTGTAGTTTTACAACCACAAGCACGTCAGCTATTTGAATCCTATAAAGCTGACATCGCACGCGCCAACGGTGTTGAGAGTGTTCTCAATACATTTGCTGTTAATCCAGTACCACAGCAAAAAATCATTAAGGCATATCAGGAGCAAGCCGACTTTTTAAAGTTGATCAATTATTTCCCTGTTGATAATGCCCGTGGTGAAAAAATTGCTTTAAGTATCGGGACAAGTATTGCTGGTAATACCAATACCAATGTTCAGGAGCGTCAACCGACTCCAGTCGGAAATCTAGAGCACTTGGATGAGTACGATTGTACGCAAACCAACTACGATGTCGCGATGAAATGGGCATTACTGAATGCATGGCGTCATCACCCGAATTTCAAGCAAATGCTTCAGGAACTTGTAGTTCGCGCTGTTGCCTTAGATAAACTCTGTATCGGCTGGAATGGTTTATACCGTGCTCCAACTTCAGACCGTGTAGCGAACCCACTTTTACAGGATGTAAAGCGTGGCTGGCTGCAAAAAATCCGTGAAATTGCTCCAGAACAACACTATGCCGGTGAAGATGTAAATGTCGGCGGTACAGTCGTCAAAAAAACCCTTATTGGCGCTGGTCATGAATACAAAACTGTTGATGGTTTAGTGGAATATGCGGTCGAGGAATTTATCGCTGACCAACATAAAGACAGTGGCCTAGTCGTTATTTGTGGTCGTGGAATCTTGAGTGATAAATATTTACCGCTTTTGAACACTATCCAGGACCCAACTCAACAACTGGCTGCCCGAACAATTTATGCGAACAAACAATTAGGTACTTTACGTGCCATGCATGTTCCTAAATTCCCGGCTAAAACCATGCTGATCACAACTCCAGACAACCTGTCGATCTATATGCAGAACGGTACTTTCAATCGTTCAATTCAAGATCAACCATCATGGGATCGTGCGGTGGATTATCAATCTGTGAACGAGGACTTTGTAGTTGAAGATTATACAAAGGCTGTTCTCATCGAAAACATTGAGGTCGAGTAATCATGCCAGTTAATTCTATGCGCCAGTATCGAGAAAAGATGCTGGCAGAACGGGCTGTGAAAGCCCAACAAAGCCCCGATCCACGAGTCAAACGCACTATTGCGGTTGACTTGGCCTCGGGCCCAGATCAAACCGTCCAGATTCCTGCTGAACTGTTAACTCAGGGCAATCAGCCAAATATTGAATTACGAATGTTCAATCATTTGAATACACTGGCCAGCATGAAATCCATTCAGGAACGGATTGCTAAAAAAGCGGAATGGCTTCCTGAATATGGGGGTTTCATCGATGGCTGTCTGGCTGTCTCACCTGCCCCACAAAACACGACGCTGGTTCATTTGATGATCTGGGCGTGCGATGTCAACGATTTTGAACTGGCTGTCAAAATTGCTGAATACGTTGTTTTGAATGACATGGTGATGCCTGAAGGTTATTCACGCTCAACCGCTGAATTTGTCACCGAGCAATGCGCTGAAGTCTTTATCGATGATGAGGATCTAGCGATTGCAAATGCTTCAATCATTCAGCGCATCATTAGTCTTGGCGAAGGCGAGCAGATTGTCGATGAAGTACGCGCCAAAATTTATCGTGCCCTCGGCGATGCATTGAACCAGGCACAACCAAATGAAGCTGTAACGGCTTACAAGAATGCACTTCGATACAATCCCAAAGCAGGCTGTAAAAAAACATTAGAGCAGCTTGAAAAGCGATTGCGTCAAAATGCAACCGGGTCGTCTCCCGACGCCACTGTCGGCTCGCAGGCAGATTCAACGGCAGATACAAATGCTGCTGGATCTGATCCTGCGTCCACCGACTCTCAGGCACAGGAGTAATCCATGTTACTAAACGCACCTGTTCAAAATGCTGAAGTCGAAAATCCAATACCTGAATATCCGAATATCAGTATTACGGATCTACTTGGGCAAGTGCGTTTGGATCAATCCAAGGGTGAGCAGCTGCTGTCTGAAAAAATCCTTTTGGCCATGGATATCATCAATGGCGATTTAAAAGGAAACGTAATCGAAACAGAGGAACAGATCCGCAAATATAAACGTGCTGTGAGTTATGAAGCCGCAGCCCTCATTTGTGAAGATAACCTCGATTTTGATACTACGACCACAGGCCAGGTGCGTGGTGAAAACCAACGCGATAAAGCTGACTCACTCCGCCGGATTGTTCAACACACAATAGCCGATTTAACCAACCGGCCACGTAACCGGGTACGACTTGTATGAGAGAAGTCAAAGCAATCCAGGGAGATACCTTGGAGTCAATTGCCTATCGTTATTACGGTACCAAAGCGGTTGAAATGCTCCCGGCTTTACTTGAGGCAAATGCGTCAATAAATCAAATCTTTTTGAACGAACTTCAAAAAATACAATTACCAGAATTAACCAAGGCCACTGCACCACAAATGCTGAAACTTTGGGATTAAGGGGATGGGCATGAATGACCCGATTAGTATCAAAGGCCTACCATGGTTTATCAAAATTATTGCAGCCATCATCGGGGCCATTTTTGCTCTGACTCTTAGCGGTGATATTGACATGGAAGGTCGTTTAAAAATCACAACTGGAGTGATCATCAAGTTTGCTTTCAGTGTTGCTATCAGTATCTATGGTGGAGCTGCTTTTATTGAGTACTTCAATTTGACTCATTATTCCCACTCGGCTCAAGGCGTTGTAATGCTTTTCTTTGCCGTTTTTGGTCTTTTATTCGTGGGAATTTTATATCAATCCTTTAAGTTGATGGATGGTAAAAAGCCTAGCGAACTCATTTCTGAAATTAAAGCAGCATTCACTGCGATTTTTAAATGAATGGTGGACCAAATGAGTTTAAAAATTTCCTTGGAACAAATTGAGCAACAGGCTAAAAACCTCCAGATTGAAACTGCGGCATTACGTGCAGTTATTGAGGTCGAATGTAAGAGCTCAGGTTTTAACAAAGATGGTTCCCCCGTTATTTTGTTTGAACGCCACATCATGCGTCGTCGATTAATTGAAAATAAAAAGTCAAAGATCGCTGACGAAATGATGCGAAAACGGCCCGACCTTTGCTCGAAAACTTCGGGGGGGTATGGGTTAGAGTCAGTACAGCACTTAAAGCTTCAGGATGCAGTCAAATTTGACCGTGTAAGTGCATTGGAGTCTTGTAGTTGGGGACTTGGCCAAGTCATGGGATATCACTGGTACACGCTTGGCTATGAATCAATTCAAGATTTTATAAATGCGATGTACAAGAATGAGGCCCATCAATTGGATGCAATGTGCCGCTATATCAAAGTAAATAATTTAATTAATGCTCTGAAAAACAAAGATTGGAAGGCCTTTGCAAATGGCTATAACGGGCCAAACTATAAAGCTAATAGCTATGACATCAAGCTGGCCAACGCATACAAACGTTTCGCAGGTTAATTATGAAAGCCCTCGCCCCCCTAAAAACATTTTTGGCTCAGAAACTTTCTTTACTGACACCAGACAAGTGTCATCTTTTGATCGTAAATGGCAGCCAGAAAGAGGGCTATTTTGATTATACCGCCCGGGTCATGTTGCTTGATTATCGCGGAGATCCGATCGAAGTGATTATGCAGATCCTGAACTGGCTTAAATCTAAAAATTTACATTTAGATGCAGCAGGTAAAGACATCCAGATTTCATTTAGCTCCGAGGTAGTTGATTCTGATACTTTCGACTTAGAAATTGATTTCCCTCAACGCGATAAAATCGTTTTTGATCAGTCTGGTTATCATATTTGTCCACCTCTCGTATGGTGCAATACCCGTGGCGGGTTTTTCCCTGTAGGTGAGTAATGGACGCAGCTAAGGGATTAAATCATTGGCTGGATCAATTTGCTGTTTTACTTGAACCATCCCAACGCAGAGAACTAACCCGTAAACTTTCACAAGGTTTAAGAATACGTTTTCGTGAACGTATCAAGGGGCAACGAGATCCCAATGGGAATAAATTTATTCCACGTAAACGCGACCAAATTGGAAAAATTAAACGCAATGCAGCTATGTTCCAAAAGATTGGCAGGCAATTAAAAACTGAATATTCAGAAAATCATGCAGCTGTCGGTTTCGGTGGCCGTACGGGTTTTGTTGCCTCAGTACACCAGGAGGGAAAAACTATTAGGCCGAGCAAGAATGCAAAGCCAACGCGCTACCCGATCCGTGAATTAGCAGGGTTTAGCAAAGATGATGAACAATGGGTTAAATCAGAGATTCAGAAGTTTTTTACACTATGATCGAACTTAGATGTAATTGTGGAAAATTACTTGGGAAAATTGAAAAAGTCTCAGTAAAAATAGAAATTAAATGCCCACGCTGCCGCGTGGTGAACCATTGGAACGTCTAGAACGTCGGGTTAGATAGCCTAGAGCTACCAATGGAGCATGATATGCGCCTAAAAACTCAATCCAATCAAAACAGCCTGCGGTATGGCTCTGTTTTTTCAGGAATAGAAGCTGCCTCCGTAGCTTGGCATTCACTAGGATGGAAACCTGCATGGTTTTCTGAAATCGATAAATTCACTTCTGCTGTTTTGTCACATCATTACCCCAAGGTCATAAACCTTGGCGACATGACCCTTATACGACAAAAAATCTCTACTGGTGAGGTTGTTGCACCTGACGTTCTTGTGGGTGGCTCACCCTGTCAGGCTTTTTCAATATCTGGATTACGAAAATCATTAAGTGATTCTCGTGGTGAATTAACACTTGAATATGTGAGATTAGCAAATGAAATTGACGAAAATCGAAAATCAAAAGGACAACCGCCTGCAATTATTGTCTGGGAAAACGTGCCTGGTGTCCTTACAACACAAGACAATGCTTTCGGAAACTTTTTGGCAGCACTTGCAGGTGAAGGGACTGCACTTCAACCACCAGGGGGACGATGGAAAAACGCTGGTTGTGTGTTTGGATCACAACGAAAAATCGCTTGGCGGATCCTTGATGCTCAATTTTTTGGCTTGGCCCAACGACGCAAGCGTGTGTTTGTTATCGCAAGTGCTAGAGAGGGATTCAATCCCTGCCAAGTATTATTTGAGTCCAAAATCATGTCAGGGAATCTTGAGACGAGCCCAAGCGAAAAACAAAAAGTTACCCCTAGTTCTGGAGCAAGCGCTGGAACAAGCTTCAGTTTAGAATCCAATAATTTTAAAGTACCCTATTGTTTCAATAGTTCAGGATTCAGTAGTTTCAGGGAAAACGTGATTTCTTCAACACTGACTAAAAGTGGCGGATCTGCACAAGGGGGAAGCGAAACTTTAATTGTGGGCACTTTGGATACGCAATGCGGATATCAGAAAGCCACATTTCAATCTGTTACTGCAGGGCATGTTATTGTTCAGGACAATCCGTGCCCTCCCCATTATCCTAAGACGACTTACTGCATTAATGGCCAAACCATTAATAAGAGTGAGCGCAATGGTGGACGTGGTTTAGGAATACTTCAAGATTATTCATACACGCTGACAACAACAAATCCCCATGCTATTTATGCTTCTCAGAACATAGGTAAACCACGTCGATTGATGCCTATTGAGTGTGAGCGCCTGCAAGGTTTCCCAGACAATTACACACAGATCCCTTATCGGAATAAATCAAAGGATCTGGCACCTGATGGACCGAGATATGCTGCACTAGGAAATTCCATGGCTGTTCCTGTGATGAATTGGATTGGTAAAAGAATTTCTATGCAAATAGGTGTTATTCCTGAATAGGTTTTAATCAGGATCGGCCAAATAGCGAGCCTAAAACAAAAAGCCCATGATTCAACCATCATGGGCTTTTTAGTTTCAATATGAGCAATTTAACAAGACAATTTCAAAACTTGGCAGGGATTGGCACCGTCATCGCCCTCGATCCGCCTGCAGGGAAAATGCGCTTAAAAATTGACGAGAACGAAACCGACTGGATACCCATTCCAACTATGGCCGCGGGAGTAGTCAAAATGTGGCGCTGCCCTTCCATGGGCGAACAATTTTCCGTTACAGCTCAAGGCGGTGAGCTGACCAGTGCCATCCCTCAAGTCAGTTTATTTTCTGAAGAAAACCCGCCACCAACAGATAACCCGGACGAAGTTTATTTCGAGATTGGTGACTATAGTTTTGTGGTCAATATCACCACTGGCGTGGCCACTTTCACTTTTTCTAAATGTGTATTCGATTGCCCTGAAACCCTTTTTAAGGGAAAGATTCACTCTGAAAAAGAAATAACCTCAGATGTCGATGTGATTGCGGCAAAAGTGAGCCTTGTACAGCATCCTCATGGCTTCGTACGCAGTGGAACGGATGAGTCTGGACCAGCACTGGCCACTGGAGAATAACAATGAAAGGTATGTCCAGAATAAACGGCAAAGCCATTACAGATGATGAGGATCAGGAGTACACGCACCTGATGCAGTCCATCCATGACATTTTGAGCACGCTTATTGGCACACGTTTATGCCGCCGAAATTATGGCTCTTTAGTCCCCCATTACATCGATCAGCCCTGTAATGAAATAACGCAGGTTTTACTGATGTCGACCGCGGCCACCTCACTTATCAAGTTTGAACCCCGTATCAAAGTAAGCCAGATCCGTGTTCATCAATCTGCACAAACACCAGGTAAATGGGATTTCTTTATTTTGGGCAAACGCATTATGGCCACAGCTGAAAAACCTTTTAGCGAAAATTTTCTTATTGGAGCAGCTGCATGAGTTCTACCCGTATCGATTTATCAGCCTTACCTTTTCCCAATGTTTTAGAAACGCTGGATTTTGAAGCTGAATTGCAAGCATGCAAAGCTGAGGTTATAGCCCGAGATCCAGAACTAGAAGAAGCTTTAAATTTTGAAAGTGAACCCATGGTGAAGTTGCTACAAGCATTTGCCTATCGAACACTTTTAAAAACTGGCCAGATCAATGAGAAAGCCAAGGCGCTGATGCTTGCCTATGCTAAAGGTTCTGACCTCGATCATTTAGCGGCAAATCGGGATGTTTACCGTAAAACCATCATTGAAGCCAATCCGAACGCTAATCCTCCGACTGAAGCGGTCATGGAAGAAGATGAGGACTTGCGTCGACGAGTCCAGCTTCAACCTGAATCCATGTCGGCAGGATCTGAAGGTTGCTATCAGTTTTGGGGATTATCGGCTCATGGCCATGTGAAAGATATTTCAGTCACCAGCCCGACTGAAGGCGTCGTGGAAATATGGGTACAAAGTCATGTTGATGAAGTTGCCCCACAGTCTTTACTCGATATCGTGGACCAAACAATTACACCAGGTAAACGCCGACCATTCACAGACAAAGTATATGTAAAAGCCTCAACCCCATGGGAATGGACATTAAATGCAGACTTGATTCTATTCCCGGGTCCTGATTCTGAAGTCGTACTTAAAGCAGCTGAAGAAGCGGTCCTAGAATATAGCAAGCTTGTAAATTCGCAAGGTTACGACGTAACACGCAGCGCCCTATTTAAAGCATTACATCAAGGCGGTGTACAAAACGTGATTTTAAATAGCCCCGCTGCCGACATCGTTATTCCAAAGAGCCGATATGCAAAAAATATCGGTATGAATATTTCAATTACGGAGTTCCGCGATGTATAGCCTACTCCCACCGAACGCCACCAAACTAGAAAGAAATCTGGAGCAGCTTGGCGATCGTCTCAGTAATTTACCCGTGCCTTTTATCGAATTGCACCGGGTAGAACTTTGTCCTGAAAAGCACCTCGCCTGGCTTGCATGGGACCATCGTGTCGAATACTGGAGATCTGACTGGACTGCAGCAGAAAAACGCCAGGCAATTTCAGAAAGTAAAGAATTCAATGCCCAACGTGGGACCCGCTCATCGATTGAAAGTTTGCTTAGTAAGTTTGTGAATAATTTTGAACTGAAGGCTTGGCATGAGTACTCACCTCCGCAGCCTCCTTTCACCTTTGTCGTGATCATTAACGAAATGATCATTTCTATTGAACAACTTTTGCAGATCCAGACTGCTGTAGAAGCCACCAAGTCAGCTCGAGATAATTTTTCAATTGCAGCCAAAGTTTTAAGCAGTGGCCAAATCAAAACAACCGGTGCAAGTCACTCAGGTGAAACCGTTTATTTAAGTACGCTTTAGGATATTTTAATGACCGCAAAATACTATGTAACGCTAACGGATTACGGAGCTACCCGGGTTGCCCAAGCACACGACTCCACGTCAATTTTATTATCGCAATTGGTGATTGGTGATGCGAATAATATTCCTTATGATCCCATCGATAAAAAGAGTCAGACAGCTTTAGTAAATCAACGTGCCACAGTTCCCGTTCAATCTGTTCAAATCAATGGCGCAGTTACCACAGTTACAGCAACCATTGCCGCAAATCTCGGCGGTTTTAACATCCATGAAATCGGTTTAAAAGATGATACTGGCAAGCTTGTTTATATTGGTAATTATCATGGGGGATATAAACCGATTATTGCAGAGGGTGCAGGTGGTGAACTTACTATCGTAATTGATATCACTGCAGAATCAGGAAAAGATGCTCTAATCGAAATAGATCCTAATGTTGTGACGGCAAATAAAAAATGGGTAATTGATAATTTTGTCCGGATTTCAACATTTGAAGAAGCATTAAACAATGAAAAAGATGCCCGCATTTACAGTGATAATCTATTAAATGAAAAAATTGATCAAGCTAATTTAGCTCGATTAAATGGAGATAAAGATTTATCCGACCGTATTTATCTCCTTGAAAATGCGCCTATAAGCCCATCTCTTGGGGTAAATCAAAATTGGCAGGATGTAACCCATCTTCGAGCTTTAGATACTAATTATTTCAATAACTCCGGTGGACCTAGAGCAATTTCAGTTGTTACACAGGGTCGAGATGCCGAAGTAAACATTACTGTGAATGGGTTACAAGTCTGGAACAGTCAAAATACCTATGATAATTGGGACATTATTATGGGAGGAATGACAATTATTCCTAATGGCCAAAGTTATAAAGTAGAGGCGAACAGAACCAGAGGCGGGACTTTGATTAAGTGGATGGAGATGGGAATATGAAATATTTTAAACATATTAATGGCGAAGTTTATGCATTCGAACTAGATGGATCACAGGACCATTTGATCACCAACGAAATGGAAAAAATGACAAAATCCGATATAGACCGCCATTTATATCCTAAAAATTATTTGACTGAAGATGAAAAAAAAGCCGCCTATCTCAGCAGTTTACGACCTTTAACCCGTCGTCAATTCATGCTCACACTGGTTGAATTTGAACTGGATGATCAGATTAAAACTGCCATAAGTGAAATCGCGGACATCAAACAACGTAAAAAGATCGAAATTGAGTTCAATGATGGCCAAAGCTTTGAACGTTTGAGCGAATCTATTTTATTTATGGCCAACTTACTCCAGTTAGATGAAAACCGGGTTAATGAATTGTGGGAGCATGGTTTAAGCCTATGAACGTAAATGAATACCTGATCAAAACTGGCAACCCATTTAGCCTGCTTTTCATACTCAGAAATGGCAAAACCCGAGAGCCAGTAGAAATCACTGACGAAATGCATTTTACGTCCACCATTATTAATAATCTGGGGCATGTAATCGCGGAATGTGAGGTGGTCATTTGTGACCAAGTGACCAAGAAAGGTGGTGTACTTTTTAAGGTCGACCAAACCGTTACTAAAAGGTGGAAAGCTGGAACCGCAGTCGCTGACATCAAACTTGCCATCAATGGCCAGGAACGTAATTCAGGAAATTATTCATTCAAGATTGAAAAGAGCATAAGCTGATGATTGATCTCGTTTTAGAAATGCATTGGTCCAATAATCCTATCCCCATCGATCAGCTTTTTGCACAGCCCGATTATATTTTCGATGTGCCCTTAGGCTTATTTACCTCCCTTGAACCTCAAGTTACAGAGGTAAATGGGAAAAAGGGATCAGTGGAATTAAATGCGCAGGATGTGGATGCAGATCCAGCAGGATCTGCGCTCCAGGTTAAAGAACAGCTCGAAAATTTGATTGCACAAGTAGGCGATTCAAAACTTGATAAAGCTGATTATGTACAACATTTTCGCGGCTTATTCAGTAGCTATGCGGCTCTAACTGCTGCCTTACCTGCTGCGATCAATGGCGACTATGCCCATGTCGACGGTGGCGTCAATTTCGGACGTATGGCTGCAATCTGGGATAGCGATGACCATAAATGGATCATTCAGGAGGTCCATGTAGCTTTAAACACGGATGAAATGCCCGAAGGCCAGGAGAATCTTTATTTTAAAGTCAGTCGCGCACAGCAAGCGGCTCTAAATGCTCAAATAGTGGGATTAGATACCAGCTCGGCCACTGAAATTACAGCTCAAGATATCGTTTTGTCGTCACTGGGGAAGTTGCAGGCTCAGATCAAAAAGCTGAATGCTGTCTGGGTCGATATCACCACAGTCGCTAACGTACATCCCTCAATTACTGGAGTAAATGTACAATTAGCCCGCATCAATGGACTTCTTTATATTAAAGGATATTTCAATATTTCGGCTGTCTCATCCTCACCTATTGATGCTTTTACAATTACAAATCCGCTTTATAAATCACATATCATCATTGGAGCGTCAGGATTCAATGTAAGGAGAATCAATTATATTAAGGCAATGTTTAGTGATGGCCTTTCGATTGATATGTCATTTAATGCAACTGGTAATAGTAGAAATGAAGCGGAAGCACAGACTTCAGTACAAACAATTGTTTTAGGCGCAAATGCAAGCAACAGATTTAACCCTGTTTCGATTCTACCTACTATAATGGGCGAGCTCGTTATCAAATAAACACAATCCCGATTAGCTTTTAATCAGGATTCGAACATTCGCACTCTTTAATTTCACCCTTCAATATCTCCAAAAGCCACATAACCTTTTGGAGTTTTTTTATGGCCACACAACACCACGGCATTACCGGTCGTGAAGTTCAGTCCGGAATCATTCCGATGAAGGACGCCCAAACCAATATCATCGGATTGATTGCCTTTGCTGATGATGCAGATCCTCTCGTCTTTCCGGAAAATACCCCGGTTCGTGTTTCTTCTATTAACCGAGCACTTCCTGCAGCTGGCCTAACAGGTAATCTACGCAAAAGCCTCGAAACCATAGCAATGATCACCAACCCAACGCTGATTGTCGTTCGTATTCCAAACCCGTTTGGTGGAGAAATTTTCCAAACAAATGCCGTAGCAGGATATGTGTCTGAAACAGGTCAACGCACCGGTATTTTGGCGTTTCTCACAGCCAAATCCATTCTTGGCATTGCTCCAAAAATTTTAATCGCCCCTGATGTTGAAACCCCAGCAGTAGTCGAGTCCCTCGCTTCAGTATGTAAAAAGCTTCGTGCTTATGCGTACGTTACCCCACGCGATGCTGCGAGCGCGCAAATGCTAGAAACAGCTGAAGAAGTGGCTTTATATCGGGATCAACTGGCCCATCGGGAAATTGAAATAATCTGGCCAGAATGGACAAGTGGGAATGTATTCCTGGGGGAGCCCCTGCTCCCCACAGCGTCATAAGCTGTGAGGGAGCGACAAATTCATTTAAGTTTGTACTTGCGATCCGTGATGGTACCGAGCCTCCGCCTGATGCTATGTATGTCGTAGTTGATGGCGTCGAAGTCCCGGAGAACTCTGCACCATTACCGTGGTATCAGCATTCTGTTCTTAATGAAAATTATCCTTTTCCGGTGCCTGCAGGCTTCTCGGTAGGTCAAGGCGTGGCTCAAGCCAGAAATTTAGACTCTGTTAGCCACCGACTGGAGTTCAAATCCAAAAGTGATGATCTGCTGATCTTCATGTATGACAACCCGACAGTGGTTGAGCTCGATAATGCACACAAACATGTGGGTACATGTTTATCTGCAGCCAGTCAAAATGGTCGGGATGATGCCACATCCACTATTCGTTTATATGACGATCATTTTTTGAGGGGAAATGTTCAACTTGAAATCGGCTCAGTATCGGCCCTTTATGAATGGTCGGGGAATGATGTCGGCTTTCTTGAATGGTTCAATATGCATTTCTTCGATTATGCACAGATCACGGATGCCATTTCTGATGATGCAAATTATGCATTTACGTTTGAATCAAAAGCCGCGACTGACATTTTAGTAAAAATGACCACGATGACTGATGGCACTCTGATTAATCAGGACGTCGAAGTTGAAAATGGAAATAAAAGCTTCAGCCAAATTGGTAAAGTGGCGACCTTCTGGTTGACCCCAAAAGAACAACAGATTTCAATGTTTAACGTTGTTTACGACAATGCGAATGGCGATGTCGTTATTTCTGGAAAGACGCTTTTACCTAACCAGTCTGTTTTTATTAATGTTGTCCTGGTTGATTTTGTCGACGATAAAATCACGATTAGCTCTGATGCCAGCGGAAACTTTAATTTAAGAGTCCAAACCTTTAAGAGCGGCGGGATCTACCATGTATATGCGAATGTTTTAGATAGTAATGAAAATTACTCGGCTCAAGTCGATGTTAAATCGGCAGCAGATTATCTGGTTCCTCCAACATTGTCTGTGACTGGAGTAAAAACCTTCAATGCAAATCCGAATGGCGAAAACTATGTCAAACAGGATATTTATTATGCCAATGGCATGACGTTCAACACCCTCAATATCTTCGATATTGCACAGTTTTGGACGGCATTAGATGGATTCTCGAATGGGGATTTTACTCTCCCGGGTAATTCTGGCGATAAGATCTGCATTGCTGCGCTTAAGGTATTTCCTCAATATAGCGACCCTATCTTAATAGACATTATCGAATATATTGTTCCATAAAATGTCCTGACAAAAAAACCACCTTCGGGTGGTTTTTTTAAATCCTCAAATCCTGAATAGCTTTTAATCAGGATTACGCAAATAGCGCAGCCTGAACGATCACAGCATGATTGACCCATCACTTATGAAATGGGAAATTTCATGCCACAACCTAACCTTGCAGAACTGTATGGACCAGGCATTTTCACTGCCGTGGTCGCTGCAGCGGCTCTCCGGGCCGAAACCGACGAAAAAGTCGGCTGGCACAAATCACTCTCGAATATCCCGGTGACTGGTCCAACTGGTATCAGCATGCCTTTGACTTGGGATCTTGAGGACCCAGACACAGACGTCGGCTTCTTAAACAGCAAAGACATTACAACCATGATCCAGCATCAAGGTTTCCGATTCTGGGGCAACCGCAATTGTTCTGACGATCCTCGCTTCTCATTTGAGGTCGCAACACGTACAGCGCAATTTATCCTGGATACGATCATCAATGGCTGTTTTCCGTTCGTGGACCAACCGCTGACCCCTTATCTGGCCAAAGACATCATCGATTCGATCAATGCAGAGCTACAAGAGCACGTAACAGCTCGTCACCTGTTGGGGGCTTCAGTCTGGTATGACCCTGCTGAGAACTCGATTCAAAACTTACAGCAAGGACAATTGTGGGTCGACTATGACTACACCCCTGTCCCGACGCTAGAAAATCTAGGCGTAAACCAACGCATCACTGACCGCTATTTAGTGGATTTCAGCAAATTGCTTGGTGGCGGTACCGCAACGGAATAATAAGGAGTCATAAATGCTTCCACGTACCCTTAAAAACTTTAATGTTTTTGTTAATACCCATTCTTGGGCAACCGTTGCCGAGACGATCACAATCCCGAAAATCACAAAAAAAACGGATGACTACCGTGGCGCTGGCATGATCGGTGATGTTGCTCTCTCAATGGGCTACGAAAAGCTTGAAAGCGAAGTGACCTATGCCGGCTTTGATGTGCGTCAGTATCGCCAGTTAGGTGTCTGCGGAACTTCCGATTTACCCATTCGCTTTGTCGGCGTATACGAACGCCAGGACAACTGCACCACTCAAAATGTAGAAATTTACATGCGTGGCCAAGCGATTGAGCTCGATCCGGGTGAAACAAAAAACGGTGAACGTACCGAAATCAAAATGTCCTACAACCTTACTTACTACCGCATGGAGGTAGATGGTGTGGTCGAGGTTGAGCTCGATTTAGTGAATGGCATTGAACGTTTTGGCGATAGCGACGTCGCCCAGGCAATACGTGAATTACTCGGTTTATAAGCCGGGTAATCCCCCTCCCCCCCTAAAAAAATCCAAACAGGAAAAAATCATGACTTCAGCAAAGCAAGATCAAACCCAGACTTCTACTCCAGAGCAACCAGTACAAACTCCAGTCGATCCAAACGTTCGCATTGTCGAACTAGAAAATCCAATTATTCGCGGATCTGACTCAATTACCCAGATCACATTGCGTAAACCTAACGTAGGAACGCTCCGCAATTTAAGCCTGCAGGATGTTTTGAAATGGAATGTTGAAGCGACCAACACGGTTCTGACTCGTATTTCATACCCAACATTAAGCATTGCTGACCTGAACGGCATGGACATCGCAGATTACACATCCTTGGCCGTGGAATTAACCAATTTTTTGGTGAGTGCAAAGGCGAAATCCCAAGTTGTGTAGATGAAGTTATTGCCAATCTTGCGGTGATATTCGGATGGACACCAAAGGAATGCGAGGATTTCGAAATTGATGAGCTGATGCGCTGGAATGAACGTGCAAAGGCCCGAAGTGAAGTACAAAAGTAAAAAATAGGTAATGGCGGATGAGCAATTTAACTTTAAGCGCAGTTTTGATGATTATTGATGAGGCAACCAAGCCACTGAAGATGATTCAGAATTACAGTGAATCAAGCTCAGACTCCATTACCGAATTAGATCAGAGCATTAAACAGCTCAACAGCACACTAAATAGAAACGATGGCCAACGATATAACCAGGCTTTAAAACAAACAGAAAAAAATACCAACGCGGCCCGAACCGCATCTCGTTTGCTCGTCACTGAATATGGCCATATTGATCGTGCCTTATCATCATTGCTTCTAAAAGCAGATCAATGGAATGCAAAACTGGCTCAAAGCCGCCAAAATATGCGCCAAGAATTTAAAAATATTGCAGTTGGTGGGGTTATAGCGGGTGCCGGGTTATACAAATTTTTCCAGCCTGCTATCGACTTTGAAAAACAGGTCAGTGGCGTTCAGGCCGTTTTAAATCTTGAAAAAACCAGTGAAGCAATGAAACAACTCGAAGCTGACGCCCGTAAATGGGGAGCAGCTTCATCCTTCAGTCCGACTGAAGCCGCACAAGCACAATTCGCTTTGGGTTCTGGTGGCTTCAACGTCGATCAGATCCGCCAGGCTTTAGGCGGTACCCTTCAATTGGCAGAAGCTGGAAAGGTTGAACTGGAGCAAGCTGCACAGATTGCTGTCGGTACCTTGAATGGCTTTGGTTTAGTTGCAAGTGAAATCACCCGGGTGAATGACGTTTTTGTTCAAGCCACCAATGCCACGGCCACAAGTGTAGGCGGCCTTGGTGAAACCATGAAATATGTGGCTCCAGTAGCAAAACAATACGGTGCATCCATCGAACAAGTCACGGCCATGACCGGCTTACTTGGAAATAACAATATTCTCGATACCCAAGCCGGCACAGCCTTACGCGGTATCATGCTTCGCCTTGCTGCACCACCCAAAGCGGCACAGGATGCCTTAGATCGCCTGGGCGTTAAAACAGCCGACACAAAAGGCAACTTGCGTGACCTATCCGATGTTATGAATGATCTCCGGGTAAAAACCAACAAAATGGGATCTGAAGAACGTCTGGCATTGTTGTCTGATATCTCGGGAACAGAAGCCGCTTCAGCCATGGCCGTGCTCGTCGACCAAACGGGTATGGTCGATGAAAAAACAGGGAAAGTCGTCAATAAAATTAAACAGCTCACTGAAGAACTAGAAAACTCTCAAGGCGCAGCAGCTGAAGCCGCAAAAATTTTAAAAGACAACCTTGCCGGCGATATCGAAAATATGGGCGGTGAATGGCAGGACCTGAGTATTGCTATTCAAAAAGTACTTGGGAATGACATGCGAAAATTCATTCAGCAAGTGGCCGAAATTATTGGCCGTATTAAAGATTGGGTCGAAGCAAATCCAGAACTGGTGAAAACACTGGCCAATGTGGCCATTAAGCTGCTCATGCTCAAAGTCGGCCTACTTGGGGCCAAGTACACTGCAAATCTTTTCCTCGGTGGCATTGTCAGTATCATTGCCGGCATCACTAAATTCGCCATTGTGATGTGGGTGGCCCACAAGATCGCCAATAAATTCGGTATCGGTTTACCGTCCCGATTGACTGTCATTTCTAAATCCATCCAGTTACTCAGCCGGGTATTTACTTTCCTGGCACGCCAAGCGATCCCGCTTGTTATTGCTGGCCTGCGTGCTCTGGCCATAGCAGCATTGACCAACCCCTTAACATTGATCATCGCGGCCATTATTGCCGTTGCCTTCGTAATCTATCGTTATTGGGGACCTATCAAGGCATTTTTCCAAGGTTTCTGGTCAGGGCTTATGATTGGCCTAGCTCCGTTTAAAGATTCAATCAGCAGCTTGTTTACCACCTTAAAAGCGACCCTCGCGCCACTGAAACCGGTATGGGATGCTTTGGTTGCCGTATGGACCATCTTTAAAGGGGTACTTGCTGAAGCCCTCGGGCCATTTCAGGCCACAAACCAGGAACTAGCCAATGCCACAGCATACGGCTCAACCCTTGGCCAAGTATTCGGCTCTGTTCTCGGTGTAATTGGTGAACTGATTTTGATCTTCGTAAAATTATCCATGGCTATCCTGGTGAATGTCGGTACAGCGATCGGAGAGTTCTTCGGATGGTTATCCCTTATTCCGGAACGTGCAAGCGCTGCATTCAATGCTTTAAAAACCTATGTGAAAGAAGCCGGCGCAACATTCATTAATTTTCTACTGACACCATTACGCCTGGTGATCGATGCCGTGAATATTTTGATCAGTGGAATGAATAAAATCCCGAGTATCAATATTCCCAAGATCCCGCAGGTTCCAACTTTTGCACCTCCAGCCGCAACCATTCCAACCAAGAAAGTGACCCCTACCGCCCCGATCTCTGTTCCTAATAGAGCGGTTCAAACAACAAATCATTTCATGGGTGCACAGATCACCATCTCTGGAGTAAATGATCCAAAACAAGTGGCTGCATTGGTGGACCAGAAACTTAAACAGCATCAAAGTGCGCTCACAGCTCAACAGCAACGTACTTACAACGATAGAGACTGATTACATGTTGATGTGCTTAGGACAATTTCCCTTTACGACTGATACGCTGACCTTTACCGAGATCCAGCGTCAACGCTCATGGCAATATGCGGACAATGCAGTGGCCAAGGGTCGCAAGAAACGCCAGTTTATTGGTTCTGGCGATGACATCATCACGCTCCCAGGAGTGATTTATCAGGAGTATGGCTTCGGTAATAGATTTTCTATTGATGAGCTGGCATCGATGGCGGATTCTGGCCAAGGCTTTGTTCTAGTCGATGGCAGTGGATATCTATATGGGGTTTATACGATCGACAACATTGACGAAACCAAACAGGTTTTACTATTCAATGGCGTTCCTCGAAAGGTCGATTTCACCATTAAACTCACCCGGGTGGACGATGAGCGCATCGAGCAACAAACAGCAGCGGAGTCCTAAATATGCCTAAGATTCCAGTCTGTATTTTAACTGCAGACAACAAACCACTAAACGACCAGATCACCACACGCATTACCAGCGTCACAGTGACAGATAACCGGGCCAATGAAGCTGACCAGCTTGATATCATTTTAAACGACACTGATGGCGTTCTGGAGCTGCCACGACGTGGGGTAAAAATTAATTGTCAGCTTGGTTTTGAGGGTGAAGGCTTACACGATAAAGGCGATTTTATTGTGGATGAAACGGAATGGTCCGGCACGCCAGACACAATCACAATTAAAGCCTCCAGCGCTAACTTTAAGAGCAATATCAAAGAGGCAAAATCTAAATCCTACCACCGCAAAAAATTCGGAGAAATTGCTTCAGAGATCGCACAGAATCATAAACTGACGCTGGTAATGACAGATGATTTAAAAAATATCGATCTTCGCCATGTAGATCAAACCAATGAATCAGATCTCAATTTATTGAATCGGATCTCAAAACAAAACGGTGCAGAAATGGCAATAAAAAAAGATCGCTTACTCATTTTCAGAGCCGGCACCGCTCAAACTGCCTCAGGTAAAAAACTTCCTACAATCAAAATTACCAGGGCGGATGGCGATCAATTCAGATACTCGGAACAGGACCGGGATTCGGACTATACAGGCGTATCAGCAAGCTATCATGACCAAGGCAAGGCAACCCGTAAACGGGTGACCTCTGGCAATCCTGAAACACGTGGAGGTGGCAACGATCCAGCCACAAAAACCAAAGTACTTAAAGGGACCTTTGCTTCAGCTGAAGAAGCACAACGCGCAGCGGATGCAAAAATGGCCGAAATCAAACGCCAGAAAGCCAAGTTCAGCATAACCATGGCCAATGGCATTCCGGATATTTCAACCGAGTCACCTGTCCAACTGGAGGGATTTAAACCTCAAGTGGACAAACTAAATTGGATTGTAGAAAAGGCCGTTCATACCTATGCAGATAATGGTCTGATTACCCAGGTGAATCTGGAAGCCACACTATGAAAACAATCTACTTATTAATTTTTATGGGTACGCTATCCGGATGCACTGCAAACAATATTCACAATAATATCCAGGTGAGTATTTGCCTGCAGTGTGTACAGTATTAATTATTAATTTTGATCATGCCTTCAGCTGTAAAGTAATTCGGGGTGAGATTGGATCTCTGCATTGTCCAGTCGCCACCCAAGCCCCCTGCCCCTACCGATATACCCTTGCTGCCATATTTATCCCGGATCTGGCTCCATGCCTTCAGTAATTTGTCTGCTTTTTCAATCTGCTCCATGTCAGAAAGCAAGTCATAAATATGACCGGCCTTAGGCTCTAACCCGGTTAGGATCACACCGCATTTTTTAAACTTGACCCCTTTTCTATACACCCCTTCCATGAGTTCAGTGGCTTTTTTCACAATCGTCATTACATTGTCTGTCGCTTCAGGAAAGCCGAAGGTCGCTTCACCTTTATAAAATTTTTCACGTTCATCGAATGGGCTGGAATATGCAAAAACCATTATGCACCCGCATAGCTGTTCTTCAGCTGCTAAACGCTCGATTGCCTTTTCGGCATATAGACTTACAGCTGCTTTCAAATCATTTAACTCAGTCACTTTCTGGCCAAAGGATCTGCTCGAGATAATCTGCTTTTTGTTGGGGGGTGTATCTTCTATTTCGATACATGCTTGGCCACGCAGTTCAAGCCAGGTGCGGTGGGTAACGATGGAGAATTGATTCCGGATTAATTTCTCATTGGCAAAGATAAAATCAAGCACTGAGTAGATGCCCAATGCATTTAACTTCTTCGCATGTTGACGACCAATGCCCCAAATTTCTGATACATCGATCTGCCTAAAAACGTGCTTCAGGACTCCCCTGTCGATTTCATCCAGATTGCAAACCCCATCTAAATGTGGGTAGGTTTTAGCTATGTGATTCGCCAGCTTAGCCTGCGTTTTTGAAAATCCGATCCCAACACATACCGGCAGCCCGATCCACTTCAGGATCTGCGCTTTCATTTGATGTGCATATTCAGTGTTTTTAATTATTTTCTGATAATGCGTCAGCTCTAAAAAGCATTCATCAATCGAGTAAATTTCCTGATCTTGTTTATGTACGTACATGCCAAGTATTGTCATGAACCTCTTAGACATTTCCGCATAAACAGCGTAGTTACTGGAGAGAACGATCACATTATTTTTTTTGATTACATCATCAATTTTAAACCGTGGTACTCCCATTTTTATCCCGAGCAGCTTGGCTTCATTGCTACGTGCGACAGCGCAGCCATCGTTATTCGACAGCACTATGACAGGCTTGCCAATCAGTTGCGGCTGAAACACACGCTCACAGCTCACGTAACAGTTATTGACGTCAACGAGATAAAACACACGATTTTTCATTTAAATTTCTTCACGCAGCGCGTAACAACACCCCAAATAATGAGCTGTTGGCCATCTTTCAGATGGATATCTGGATACTCCGGATTTTCAGCTTTCAACCAGCGTTTATTGCCTTCGATCATCAAACGTTTAAGGGTGAAATCATTATCGATCAGTGCCAGGACAATATCTCTGTGCTTTGCTTCCAGTGAGCGATCGACAATGACCTCGTCATCAATGTCGATGCCAATGTCACGCAATGAAGATGAGTTCACTTTAGCGATAAAGGTCGCGGTCGGATTCATGATCAAGTGCTGATTCATATCGATAGATTTATCGACATAATCTTGCGCCGGTGAAGGAAACCCGGCCGATAAACGTTCTTCAGCCACAGGAATGGCCAGAAGTGTCTGGGGGTCGACTTGGATCAAGGAACCGGGATAAATATCCCCTGCCGCCTGCTGTTTGACCTGCTCGATATATTTACGAATATAAAGGACTTGTGAAGCAGGAACGCGGATCACTTGCGTTTCTTCGCTGGTCCTTTTGCGGCCTGCACCTGCACGTGCACCGCCATGTTTTAGGATAGTATTCATAATCTTGAAATCGTTACAATATTCAAGTTAGCATAAAATTTTGCTCATCCATATTGAAATAGAAAAAATTGATAAAGAACTAACATACAGATTTTTAATCATTTAAAAACGACAAAGCCACCCGCAGGTGGCTTTGTTTTGAGCAAGTCGGCTACGCTACTACCAACTCGATCTTTTTATCAAGCGCCTTAAAGGCAGCCTCGATAGATTCTAATTTTGTCGAATGATCTAACGACCATAATCGGTTTACTTGCGCCTGCTGCCAGTGCAATCTACGTCCTAACTCTGCTCTAGTGATTTTTTGCTTTATCATCTCATTGTATAAAGCAATTTTTACAGCTACTTGGGCAGGTAGATTTATTAAATGCTCGCCTTCGCGTGCTTCAGTTGGTAAAGGAATCGCCTGTTTACCATCCATATAATAAATCATTAATGCGGTTTCAATTCCGTCCAAGGCTTCGGTAAGTGCCTCGTCCAAAGAATATCCAACGCTGTTAAGTTCTGGTAGATCACGGGATGACACTACAAACGCATCGCCTTCGCGATCTATTTGTACTGCATATTCCATATCTAGGACCTCTATATTACTAAATAAATTACTAACTAATTATAAACTGAACGCCTTGCTATTTAAGGGTCTGGGGGCTTATAGCCCCAAGTCCTTTTTGATCTTTAAACGGGTTCCATTGGGTATCTCTTTACTGCCATGGTCGGGGAAAACACTACGTTTATCGTTTAACTGGATAATCCAGTGTGAACCCTTACCACGTCTAACAAATATCACACCCTGCTCAATGAGCCACCGTTTAAACTCGCTATAGCTCATCGCCAGCTCCTGTCTAAACAATGAACTAATAATATAACATTTTTGTTATATTGACAATAAAATATATCAAATTTGTTATGTTTTTTTAGACAAAAAAAACCACCGTATGGGGAACGGTGGGGAAATTAGGAACTTGGTTTCTTGGTATAAAACTACTATACATCGTAGGTTCTTAAAAAGAAATAAAAAACACTCAATCGAGCGGTTCTAATTCATCTTTAGGCAGCCAACCTTCACATACCCATTTACCAATTTCAGGTTTCCATATACATACCCTATCTAACATATCAATTTTGCATAGGAATGATCCATTACAGTGTGTGGTGTCCATTGGAGTTTTGCTTAAAATTTCTTGAAGCGAATAACCCCTTAAAGTGCTGGTTTCAGGATTATGAAACCAATATCCCTCGATATACCATTTACCATTTTCAGGGCAAAAATAATCTGTCATAGCTTGTTTATGCATTGCAGCTTTTAAGCCGGTCATGCCCCCTAATGCTTTGAGAGTTTGAACAATGTTCATGAAATTCTTCTAATTAGTAATGTGAGTATTTCATAATATACGATTTATTAAGACATAGAAAAACCACTCAATCGAGTGGTTCTTCATTTAATTTGCTGATCAATAATTTTCGAGTTTTTTGGCTAGGAAGGTCAGACTGGTTGAGCCTTTGTACTCCAGATCACCATTGGAGTTGATCACAAAATATTGTGTTTCTGCTGGATCTTTATATCTGAAGGTATTCCCCTCTTTCACCATTTCGTCTGGCTTCATAGTCGCATCCAGATAAAAATCTTTCTTAAAGTACTGCTGACCTTTTTTATAGATTACATCGATGTGATCAGTAAGGCCATTCGGTGAGAGCCATTGCCCAACCACTTCCCCATCAATATCCAGTTTAATGGCCAATAACTTTTTAAAATCATCCGCACTTAAACCAATAAATTTGACACTTAGATCAGGATCAAAATGCGTGGTAGCCCACGCCGCGACACTATTCTCCCTCTTAATTCGATACATAATAAATGTGCGCTCATATTTATTACTGTCTGCATTTTTTATTTCATTCGCAATAGTTTCTAACTGTGATTTATTTAATCTTGTTGGTAATTCGACTTCTATTTTACGAGTGATATTCCCCCTTTTTTCATCCGCTACGATTTCATATACTGGCTTTGCTTCTGGTAAAGAATGCGCAACAGGACTTGTTCCATTACTTTCAGGATCAGGCGCGTTAAAGACCATAAGTAAAATAAGAATGATTGATCCAAACAATAAAACTAGAAATACATCCTTTCTTGTAATTGGTGCCGATTTCTTAAATTTCTGAAATTTTGCCGGAAAGAGTAATCCAATAAATGACAATACCCATAATGCAATTAATGCTAAACCAGCTAATCCAAATATAAAGTCCATAAACTCCCCATAATTTTTATTAAAGAATTGATATTACATTATATAAATAGTTTGACACTATGCATTGGCTCAATGTGAAACTATCCATGGGATCATGATGATCTATTGCATAGGACCAGACTGGTACGATCTTTCCTTATATAAATAAAATAAGCAGTAGAGTGATAAAAGAATGAAAAACATTAACCCAAGTACATAATCAAATGATTCTGAAACATTAGCCGCTTGATAATCCATAACCATACCCTCAGACCATCCCTTCATAATCTAATGTTGCAAAAACGTTTGTCCCTTCATAATCATCGAATTAGCTAACACATTGACTTTTTTATCGTTTAGCAGATAGCCAAAATATGTATTTATCTCTTAAAAGATATTGCTTTAAAAAAAAGATATCGTTATATTTCAAAAATCACAGCAAAATCTGTGAGCAGGCGTGGAAACCTGTCTTATCATCCAAGAGCGCAGAACTAAGTCGCTATATGCGGCCTTTTTTTTGCCCACTGCATAGTCATGCTTTCGTTATGGCAGTCTATTCAGGGCAGTCGCAAGACTGGCCGCACTCTTGGGCGGTATTTCCACCCCTGCTTAGGCTGCCACCATTCCGTGGAAAGAATGGTGGTGAGTTGTAAAACTTACCAAGAGAAAACGACTATGAACACACGTTCTTATAGTGCATACGCACGCACGCCTGCCACACCTATCGAACACACCCCTATCCATGATTTGCCTGCATATCTGGCATCAAAAAAGAAAGCTGCAAGGCTCAAAAAATTCCACGACTCTCTCGCATATTTAGCCATCCTGATCATCGCCTACATCCTGTTTAAAATCGCAGGTGTGTAATGTCCAGAATCTTGATTAATACTGAGCTGGGCACCGAACGGTTATGCTCCAGTTGCGGCGAGTACTACCCATTCGATGGTGAGTTCTTCAATAAAAATGGTTTTAGACACGGGGTCCAGCAATGGACCTCAAAATGCAAAGCTTGCTATGCCGAACTATATCGGGGGGCTGTCGCATGAAACTACTTCTTCAACACAATGAATATCCCCTCATTGCCTCGCCAGAAATGGCGAAGGTACTGGGGATCACCGCTGCCACGTTCCTCCAAAAGCTGTATTTCTTGATCAACGAAACAAGAAAACGCAAAACAAAGAAAAATTTAACAACGTACAAAGGCCGTAAATGGTGGTTCCATACTTACGAAGAATGGAAAGAAACCCTCGGCATGTTTAGCGTATCAACGATTAAAAGGGCCGTAGCGAAGCTACGCGCCCTTGGCTTGATTCAGGTAGCAAAGCTATCGGATGTGAAGTCAGATCGGGTGAACTACTACACGATCGATTATAAGAAATTAAAGTCGCTTTTCTGCATCGATATCCCTGTCAACGACACACCTGCACCGAAGCCAGCAGCTGCTCCGCACCAGGATAAAATTGTTGGTACTCAAGAGCCACAAAACCCACCTGCAACGGTTGAACAATTAAAAGCCATGCCAGACAAGCAAAGGCGACTCTATAACCAGTTACGCACCTTAAAACTGGACATCTCCCCTACAGAGCCATTACTAGAAATATGGGTCCACCATGCCTCTATGATCACCGCCTATGTTGCTTCAGCATCGTCCCGACTCGACATCATCAAATGGCATTGGCACACCCCGGCTCAAATTCTCCCACACCATTTAATAGATTGAGGAATAACGATGAAAATAGAAAAAATAATTGTCCGAGTTCAAAATCCGAAAACAAAAAAACGCCAGCTTTTTATCAGTGCAAAAAAACTGCATAGGCTATTAGACAGTGACGTTTCATATAAGACATTTCTGGAAACAAATGTATTATGGTCACGACTTAGAGAAGATATCGACTACCACTTCAGTAAAAAGGTCGATACATATAATTTAAGTATTTGTGCCGTTCAAGCCATTTTAATTATGGAAAATACAGAACAAAGTTGGATTTTATTTAATGAGATGACCGACCTTATAAATGATGGTTTCTCTAGTATTTTAATTAAAGGGGATAGAAATGTATCAAATAAATGAAGATGCTTATTCTGAATTGAATCGTTTAAAAAATAAGGTGGCATTTATTCGCAAGTTAAGCGATGCAGGTATCGAATCACATGAATACGATGTGGTTACCAAGGAACAAATATCCACCATTTTTAACGAATTAGATGATCAAATCCAAGAAATCTTAAAAGGTATTGAGCTTAATCCTCAGAAGCCATCAATTGAATCATCTGAATAATCTTCGCTAGTTTATGATCACTGGCGTTATTTAAGAGCCTGAGTATTTCCAAATGCTCAGGCTTTATATTTTGTAGCTCGTCATTTTTATGTATGCCAAAAACCACATACATCATATCGAAACCGTTTTCCCCCAAAGACTGGAGAGCTCTTAAATCAAATGGTTCTCCCCGCTTTTCAAACCGTATCCAGCTTTGTTCTTGCATCTCAATAATGTCAGCAGCTTGTTTTTGAGTAAGTTTTAATCGTTTTCTTTCTTCTTTTAAACGATTTCCCCGATTTAAATCAGAAAAGTTACTATTCATGATAGTTTCCTGTTGAAATATACGATACATCGTAGTAAATTTGTTATTGTGAAAATCACACATTGCACGATTTTCACAAAAACATTCCAAGTTTAGCTTTTTATAGAGTCAATGCAATGAGTACAAACCCTAACAAGCAAATCGTTTATCGCCTTGAAGAAGAAGATCATAAAAATCTACGCATTAAAGCTGCGGAAGAAGGACTAACTCCTAACCAATATGCGAAAAAACACATCTTAAACCTCATCAAAAAGGACGAAAAAAACACAAAGGAATCATAAGGCGCACCAATTCGGCTCATCACAGATAGAGAAGCTGATCTTGTAACTATTTGATTAACAATTGAAACAGAATGTAAAGCAATAAAAATATTCAGCAAGTGAGTGGTGTCGGGAGCAACAGATCACTTGGTCCAGTAACAACGGGGTAAAACATGAGTAAATCTATAGGATTCTACTGTCCGCATTGTGACCGTAGGATGCATGTGACGAGCCGTAAAAAGCCGTCACCTCTTTTCCATAACATCATTGTCAGCTGCATGAATCCCGACTGCCTTGCCAGCTTTGCAGCGGATCTCGAAATTACGCGCACTATCCACAACAGCCTCACGCCTAAGCCAGATCTATCCCTCACAAAACAGACATGGGAAAACGAAATCGAATTGCAGCTCAACAGTTTAGAGCTTCAGCAAGAGATTGACCAATACCAGAAGTGCTTCGTGGAAGGGGCCATTAATGCCCTTTTCTGGACAAGAAAAATTGACCTTGCCCAAGCACAGACATATCGCAATCGCCTCCTACAAATGAAATTGATCTGAGTAATAAATGGATATTTTGCAACGTCGAATAGACGAAAGATTAAACCAGCTTTTCAAGTTTAAAAAAGCTGGCGACTGGTACCGTAGCGGTATATGCCCTAAATGCAACCAGAAAGAGCTCTATACCCACGCAATTACTCCGAAGGTAGTGAAGTGTGGACGTATCAACAAATGTAACTATGAAGAACATGTAAAGGATATCTGCGACGATTTATTTAAAGACTGGTCAAAGGATTTTCCAAAGACCGAATATAATCCGAATGCCTCTGCAGATGCCTACATGGTCCATGCCCGAGGTTTTGATATTTCCTCAATTAAACACCGGTACAAACAAGAACTTTATCGTGACTACAAAAACCAAAATCTTGTAACAGCTACGGTTCGCTTTGAACTTGCACCGGGTATTTTTTGGGAAAGGTTTATCGATCGCCCGGAGAGATTCGGGCGAATGAAAGCCAATTTTATTGGTGAGTGGAAAGGACTGTCATGGACAGTTCACGAACTGGATGACCTGTGCAATGCGAGTAGTATCTGGCTGACTGAGGGAATATTTAACAGTATCGCATTGTCACAGTCGGACCTGATCAGTATCAGTACCATGAACAGTGGTAACTATCCGAATAATATCCTCCAACGGATCGCTACACGCTGCAAGGAACTAGAAAAGGACCGCCCTCGCCTTGTTTGGGCTTTAGATAATGACAAAGCCGGTAAAAAATATTTAACCAAACAAATTGATCAATCGATTCAGGACGGCTGGCAATGTACTGCTGCTTTGCCTCCAGTAGGGAAAGACTGGAACGACCTATTCCAAAGTAATCAACTCACTAAGAAACACCAGGATAAATATATCCATTGGGGCAAGCTTCAGATTGCCAAAACTGCTGAAGAAGCAGGCCTGTTAATTTATAACTTCTATCACTTGGCCAAATTTTATTTTAACCATGGTTATCGCACGTACTGGTGGGAGCTGGACCATAAAAAATTTAATGCGGTAATGGAAGCCACTGAACAAGCTCAAGGCTCAATTCTTTCTGAAGAAGAAAAAAAGATCCAGGCACTTAAAAATAGTTCTTCAGTCGTCGAGATCTGCAACGCCCAGCTGGAGCCTCTATATTTCCAACGAAATGAAATTACCGACGAAAGTTGGTATTACTTCCATATCCAGTCACCTTGGGGAGAAGTTAAAGCAACGTTCACCCCTGAGCACATTTCATCACGTAGCAAGTTTAAACCCCGTGTTATGGGCGTTCTATCTGGTGCCATGTGGACTGGTTCAGATCAACAGTTAGAAACCTTTATTAAACGCAAAACGGAAAGCCTGCGGGAAGTAAAGACGATCGACTTTATTGGCTACAGCAAAGAACATGATGTTTATATCTTCGACCAGTTTGCTGTGCATAAAGGCCAAGTTATCCCCAAGAACGAGCATGATTACTTCAGAACAAACAAAAAGGAGATCAAGACTTTAGCCTCGACTCCAGTAATTCATTTAAACATCAAGAAAGAATTCCAGCCGACTTGGTGGCGCGATTACTACGATCTCAATGGCGAAGTCGGACTAATCCTTTTAGCTTGGTGGACAGGTTCATATTTCGCTGAACAGATCCGTGCAATGAACTCATCCTATCCATTCTTTGAATTTGTTGGCCAGGCGGGATCTGGTAAATCAACCCTAATCGAAATGCTTTGGAAGTTTAGCGGTCGTGAAGCCTACGAGGGCTTTGACCCGAATAAGTCGACCAGTGTGGCGATTTATCGTAACTTCGCCCAAACATCAAACATGCCGATCGTGTTAATTGAAGGTGACCGTAATGATCAGCAATCAGCACAAAAAGCCAAGTTTTCATGGGATGAGCTAAAGGATGCATTCAACGGCCGCGCAATCCGCTCCAAAGGCCTGAAAACAGCCGGTAATGAAACATACGAGCCACCATTCCGTGCAGCGGTGATGATCAGCCAGAATACGCCGATCCAAGCCTCTGAAGCGATCCTGTCTCGTACCCTGCATATTTCGGTCGACATCAAAGGTCACAGCTTAGAGAAAAAGAATATTGCGACCAGGTTGTCGCAAATGCCATTGGATGAGGCATGTACTTATATGACGTACTGCCTGAAGAACGAAAAAAAGATCCTGGACACATATCAAGCCAACCTTAAAAGCATTGAGGCTGATTTCCACGCTAAAGGGATCACCCATGTGCGTATTGCGCTCTGTCATGCCCAAGTATCAGCCATGATCGATGCATTAGCCGAGCATGTACTTAAAAAAGAGATCAGCGCAACCGAGATCCAGAACGCTAAAACCATGCTGGAGAACATGGCCCGTAAACGTGTCGATGAAATCGGCATGGATCACATATATGTACAACAGTTTTGGGATGCATACGAATACCTCAACAGTATTCGTAATGTCCATTTTCATCTTAACCATTACCAAGCAACGGAGGCACATATCGCAATCAATCTAAACGAAGTCTACAAAGTTGCCGCACGTAATTTCCAGGCACTGCCTGACATAAATGAAATGCGCAACCTCCTACGCACAAGCAAACGTTACAAGTTTGTGGAAGCAAACAAACCGGTCAGATCCAATAAATTCCCCGCAGATGATGCCAAAAATCTAGGGGATTACACCAACGATAACCCCCTTCAAAGTGAACGGATTATCAAGTGCTGGATCTTCACAAACCCGAATCAAGTCAAACAACCAGGAACAAAAAAATGACTACTGTTGACCCGCGAAATATTGATGAGGCCATAGGCCAAGTGGAGAGCTGTATTTGCTCTTTGAAGTATCAAAACAACCGCTCAACACGTAAAGAAGCGAAGGACGTTTTACAGGTAATCAAAAAAAATCTGCCTTGGGAGCAGTACACGAACCTCAAGGAACGGATCGTTTTATTACAAAGTCTTATTTTTCAACCAGGCTAATATTAGGAAATTAGAAATGAAAAATCATCCAATCTTCAAATTAACCATCGAGATCTCACCGACTGAGAACCATACAATGCTGCTTAATGAGGAGCAAAGTAATTTTTATATTGGGCGCCTACCTTCACACTGCAGTCGAACAAATCTATTTAATGCACTTGAATTAGTTAAAAAAAATAGACCTCAAGACGAAATAGATTTCTTCGAAAGAATTGCACTTCAGACAAAAAATGAAAGCTACAAGATTGAATTTGAGGGTATCCCTGTTTTTGACGCATCAAAAAAATCCGAGACGCTTTTTAAGGATGTTCGTATTAAACCGGAGAAAATCCGAAATCTAATTATTGTCTGCTACGACAATAGAATTTTTTCCCCGGTTATTTTCGACGGTGAAAATTACCGCATTTTTGATGGGAAAAATTGTATTCGTCCTAACACAATTCACAAATGGGCATATGAGGAAGAAGTTTTCCAAAAACTAGGGCTTGAATCTATTGATCCAGAATTGGCAAAACAGATCCACTCCCAAGTGGAAACAGACCGTAAAGAAGAAAGAAAAAATAATGCAGGTGTCAAAGTCTTAGAGGTCATTCTAGAAGTATTAAAAGAAGCCGCTGAAGAACAGCCAAAACGACCATTCCACTAACTTTAAATTTAGAGCTCACATACAGAAGCGGCCACTCCTGTATGTGACACACAATTACTCCGGAGCGAAATTATGCAAAACGATTCTACATTACAAACAGAACAAGCGGAAATTCCAGAATATTTACAATGCGATCCACGCACATTCCATGTCAAATATGACAAATGGAGTGATGTGTGTGATTTAGAGTTCACCATTGTTATTAAATGCACAGATAGCGAACTTCATGAACACAATAATTTTTGGTCCAATCATGAAAGCCGGCTTAAAGAAAATAATGGGGATATTGTCAAAGTCATTCTAAAAATGATTTCTAAAAAGGTATTTTGGGCCTGTTATAACGGAAAAGATACGGTTGCAACTGACATTGCCTCCAGTTGGGGTATCAACTCAATTTTTCATGAAGAAGGTTGGGGACGTGACTGTTTTGAAATTACCAAAATTCATTTCGATAATTATGTAAGTGGTGATGATTTTGAATTCACCCCTGTAAATGCAGAGGGATAAATCATGTATACAGCTAAAAATTTAGATAATTTTAAAAAATACTGTGCAGATACCTTTGGCATCTCAGCTGACGATGAATGTTTTAAAATCCATAGCACGTATGATTTTTTTGAAAAAGAAGATACTCGCCGGCTTTTTATAACATGGTGGTTTTTCAAGCAAGCTGAACAAAAGAAGCAACTTCTAAAAAGGGAATACACAACCGAAGAACTAATCAGATTAGAAAATGATAACAACATTACAGGCTTAATCGGCTTTTGGAGTGGCAAGGAACCATTTATAAGCTGGAACTTAGTATGTCGATGCTGTAACAACGTTATTAAATCTATAGAAACACCTTTAGATAGTGAATGTCCTGAAGAATTTAAGGATTATCAGGGGGATCAAAATGTCTAAATTCAATTGCCAATGTGGTGGCCTCATCCTTCCTGACTACGAAGCTTTAGCCATTGGCCAACAGGTCAATTTTTCTATTCAGGAACGTAAAAACGGTTATGGCCATAAAATTATTGTGGACCATAAACATTACACTGGGGAGATCACTGCGATCGATCAAGACCGTATTACAGTTAAAACCCGGGTACGAACTTTTGACTTGTATCGATACGACCTGACCCCTGCAAATGCTCCAAGGGTTGCTGATTATTTAAGGGTAGGTAAATGCTTATGCAACACAAGCAATCTGAAAAGGTCAGCATGACAAACGCCACAATTATCCTGAGCAGTTCCTCATTTATGGGGGCTGTTTATTTTCTTACACAAGTTATGGGGTCATGAAAATGGATGCATGTAATTTCGATATCATCACTTTTGGGAAGTTCAAAGGTCGAAGTGTTAAGAGCTTGGCCACTGAGGATCTATTGCATTTAGATGTAACAGAACAAGGACAACGTATCCGTGATGCTGTGCTGGCTGAACTTGAATTTCGTGCTCAGTTAGAACAAGACAATGAAATGGATGATTTACCCTTTTAAGGATCTGAACAATGGAACTGAATGCAGAAAAATTACTGGAAAAAGTATTCCTTAAAATGATGAAGGCTATCGAATCAAAGCCAATCATTCCGATCGAGCATCAATTATGGGACCTTGATGATATCGCTCAATATTTTGATTACTCTGCCGATTATGTGAAAAGGTATATCATCACAAATAAGCATTTCCCACCTAGCCGGGATCTACCTACTAAAGATGATCATACTGTTCAACGCTGGAGGGCTAAGGATGTAATCGATTACGCGATGGCCTACGATAAAGCCGTCGTGCAGTACTCCTAAAAAATAAAGCCACCGTCAGGTGGCTTTTTTATTACGCTATCTTTTGAAACTCACAGGATTGATTCAGTTCATCCACGATTTCATTATTTGTAGGGTTGTAATACACCAGGGCGAATTTTGGGTCCTTCCAACCGAATATCTTGCACAACGTCAAAGCATTTTTGATTCGCTTGGCCATCAAAGATGCTGCCTCATGTCTGGAATCATGGAAAGTCAGATCTGCATTTTCTAAACCGGCTAATTTCCGAGCCTTCCGGAACAAAGTATCTCGTGATGAATCAGAAACAGTAAATACTTTAGGACATGCCTTGCGGTCGATTTGAAGCGCTAAAGACCAAAGATGAACAGCAAAATTATCCAACGGAACAATTCGAGACGTTCCATTTTTTGTATCAGGTAATAGAACCTGACTTTTTGCAAGTTGCACTTCGCGCGGCAGCCGGTTCACAATCTCGCCCGATCGCATACCCGTGGCCATAGCAATGAGCCAGATTAATGCGACTTCCTGCATTTTTGTTTCTGGTACCGTACCCGGCACATATTTTAATGCAGCTAACATTTTCTCAACCTCATCTAATTCGACACGACGTTCCCTGTTCTTTGGCTTGGGTGGCAACTTCACGTCAGCAACGGGATTATGTTTAATCCATTTCTTTTCGACGCACCAAGAGAAAAATGCGGACAACGTGGAAAAATCCCGACGGACAGAGCTCGCTTTTAATGGGTTGATCGATCGATTTAGACATTGATCACGATAGTTGGCCAGATAATCAGATTCATAGTTCACCAGTGGCCAGTCGACCTTAGGTAAATGGTCCTGAAAATATTTAATCCGTTGCTGTTCTTTTTTTGCAGTCTTTTTAAATTGTGACACTTCAGCCGAGTACCTGGATAAAGCTTCATGAACGGTTAAAACAATTTTTTTCTTTAAAGCTTCTTCAGTGGAGTGATTGAGCAAAATATCTCGCTCACGTTGTGCTGCCCACTTCATTACATCAAGCTTAGATTTCTTAACTTTACTGCAACGCACATCTAATACACGCAAATCAGCTCGCCATGAGCCATTCGCCTGCTGATAAACAGACAAACTCATTTTATGCACCAAGTTCCTAATTTCCAAAAATAAACCCACAAAAAAAAGTGTGGAAAATGTGTGGAAATATATACCTGAAAAACCCCGAAAATACCGTAAAAAAACACAAACACCAGAAACGACAAAGCCCCAAGTCCTTGAATAATAAGAACTTGGGGCTTCGAAATATCTGTGTAAGACATCGAATGGTCCCGAGGGTCGGACTCGAACCGACACGTCATCTCTGACAGCGGATTTTGAGTCCGCCGCGTCTACCAATTTCACCACCTCGGGAAGAGTGCGATGCTTTGTGTTGCGTATAATAACCTGTTTGATTTTATTGTCAAACACTAACTCACGCTTATTGCTCACTTTTAAATCATTCGGATATTTTTCTGCTTATAAACACGCGAACTCAGCGAAAAAACGCAAAAAAGACTATACTACGCCCAATTTTTGCAATGTTTTAGATGTATGCAACTCTCCGACTTTTCGTTTGATCTCCCCGATGAACTTATTGCTCGCTATCCATTAGACAGCCGTAGCGCATCTCGCCTGCTGCATATCGATGCGCAAGGTCAATATCATGACCATGCCTTTACCGATATTCTCGATCTACTCGAAGAGGGCGATTTACTGGTACTGAATGACACCAAAGTCATGAAAGCACGCTTAAAAGGCAAACGTGCTACCGGTGGCGCAATCGAAGTGCTGGTTGAGCGCATGCTGGATACCCACACTGCGCATTGCCATATCAAATCAAGTAACTCACCTAAAGCAGGCGCAGAACTGTATATCGGTGAAGATGCGGTTCCTGTCGCTGTACAAGGCCGCCATGAAAACCTGTTTGTGGTGAAATTTTCACAACCGATTTTGTCGGTACTGGATCAATACGGTCAGCTCCCGATTCCACCTTATTTCAATCGTGAAGCCGAAGAGATTGATACTGAACGTTATCAAACTGTGTTCCATGATCCTGAAAAAATTGCCAGTGTCGCTGCGCCTACAGCCAGTCTGCATTTCGATCAAGACCTATTAGAAAAATTGGCTGCTAAAGGCGTACAAAAAACCTTTGTGACCTTGCATGTCGGTGCAGGAACGTTTATGCCTGTGCGTACTACAGACATTACCAATCACATTATGCATAGTGAATGGTGTGATGTCCCGCAAGCCACCATTGACCTGATTCTGGCAACCAAGGCACGCGGTAATAAGGTGATTGCGGTAGGCACTACGGCGACCCGTGCGCTGGAAAGTGCAGCACAGGCCAACCAAGGCCAAATTGCAGCGTGGACCGGTGATACCCAGATCTTTATCTATCCGGGTTATCAGTTCTGTATCGTGGATCGTTTGATTACCAACTTCCATTTACCTGAATCGACTTTATTGATGCTGGTTTCAGCCTTGTCGAATCGTGACAATATCTTGGCCGCTTATAAACATGCGGTGCAACAACGTTATCGTTTCTTTAGTTATGGCGATGCGATGCTGATTGATCAACTCGACGCTTAA